ATGGCAAAAATATTAGTATTTAATAATGATATATTAAAATCAAAAAAACATACACTATATTTTGTAGTGTATGTCTATATTTTTATCAGTTACAACTATTTTTTCAATTAATGCTTTGCATAGAATTTTTAACTCGTTAAAATCGTTAGAATTTAATTTCTCATTTATATTTTTTATATAGTCTAATAGTTCGTCATTGTTATTATTGGGTAAATTCAAAGAAGAGATTTCTTTTAATTTATTTTCTTTTTCAATTTCTATTTCTTCTATTTTTTTATTTATATATTTTAGAGTAAATTCATTAGATTCAGCAATAGAATTGATAAGTTTGTCTATTTGTAAATTTAACTTAACAATATCATTTTCTAGCTTTTCTTTTTTAGTTAAAAGTTCGATATCTTTACTTTCATTGTCTTTAATATACTTATTAACTTTATTTATTATACTGTCTGAATTAAAATATTGCTTTATGTCTGATAGTACGAGTTTTTCTAATTTAGAAACATCTATCATTTTATTATTACAAGCAGAAGCTCCAAAGCTTCTTTTGTTAGTACATATTAAATAATGATATTGAGTTCCGTATCTATTTTTGCAACCTTGAGTTACTAAGTTTCGACCACATTTTCCACACTTAACTAATCCACATAAGAATGAAATTTTAGAAGTATTAGTTCTTGGTGGCAAATGTTTAGTTGTTCCTTTTCTTTTTTGAGCTTTAAACCAATCCTCATTAGAAATAATAGGAGAACAATTTATTAACGAGAGATACATTTCATTATAATTTCTTAAAGCTTTAACTTTTGTATTTTTTTTAGCATTCCCGTATAAATTTGCAGTCATACTACCATCAAAGTATTCTATATCATTTGTTATATTTGAACCTAAGTTAGTAAAATATTCATAAATTTTTGCGGTTGCAGGTGTGTAAATTGGTCTAGAAAGAATAGCAGATACGGCATTTATTCCCCAAAGTCCATTTTTCAAGGTTGGAATATTTTCATTATTTAATTGTTGAGCAATTTTTCTCATACTAATTTTTTGATTAATATACATATTATATATTTTTTTTACTATTTTAGATTTTCCTTTATCTATTTCAAGAATAGAGTGCTTTTTACCATCACTTCCAATAATATGCTTTATTTTATAGCCATATGGAGCATATCCACCAGCCCAGTAACCGTTATTGGCTCTAAAATAATAATTATCAGTAACACGTTCAACAATAGTTTCCCTTTCTAATTGAGCAAATGTCATAACTATATTTATCATAGCTCTACCGCATAGGGGAGTTAGTATCAAAGTTTTCTGTAGCAGAGATAAAGTCCACATTGTATTCATCAAACATTATCAATAATTGTGAAAAGTCTGCAATACTTCTACTGATACGATCTAGCCTGTAAGCTATAACTTTATTTACAATACCTTTTTTTATATCTTCTAACAGGCTTGAAAATTGAGGTCTATTTATGTTTTTTCCAGAATAACCAGAGTCTTTGTATATTTTATATTTTTGTCCGTCACAATAAGTTTTACATTTATCTATTTGAGCTTCAATACTAACACTATCCTTTTTTTCTATGGATTGTCTTGCATATATTGCTATCATATTATCACTCCTATTCAAAAGCTCCTTTTATTTTTGCTTCTTTTACTCTTCCTATTATTTTCACTGGTATACTTTTCATATCTTCATAAGTAAATTTTTTAACTGGATAATAAGGATTCATAGAATGAAGTTCAATACCTTCATTTGTTTTAACTACCTTTTTTACAGTAGCCTCTTCGCCATTAATAAGAATAACTGCAGTTTGTCCACTTTCTACATCATCTTGGTCATGGACTATTACTAAGTCTCCTTCAGAAAGGAGTGGCAACATGCTATCACCAGTTATTTTTAAAGCATAATATTCTTTTATATTAGGTATGTTTTCTTTTAATGTAACATAATCTACAACATTTTCTTCTGCTAACCAATCATAACCTGCTTTTACAGTACCTAAAATTGGGATTACATTCAAATTGTTTGGCAGAACATCTTCATTTAATTTAAATTCTTGTTCATCATCTAACATTTTTAGTAAGTCATCTATAGGTATATTCATTGCATTTGATATATACTTCACACTGTCTAAAGTGGGTGCAATTGGTTTTCCAGTCCTATAATCTATATTTTTTTCCAACATAGAAATATAAGTATAACTTAAACCGCATTTACTAGCAAAAGCTCTCAAAGATAAATTGTTTTCTTTTCTATATTTTTTAATAATTTCTCCTAAAAACATTTCTGAATCTCCTATCTATTGATATGCCTATATTGTACAACATATTGAACAAAAAGTCAAAAAAAATATATATTTTTTTGTTTAATATGCTTGACAAACAAAAAAGATAGATATATAATCTGTTCAACAAGTTAAACAAAGTGAGGTGAAATAATGAAAAATAGGTTAAGAGAAGCAAGGGAGGAAAAGGGAATTTCACAAGAAGAATTATCAGAAAAATCTGGAATTTCAAGAACAACAATATCTGAATTAGAAACAGAAAAGAAAGAGGTTACAACCAATATCACACTAGAAAAAATTGCTACAGCATTAGGAGAAAAAGTATCAAATATTTTTTTTATCAATTAAGTTTAACATGATAAACAAAAACAATAGGTACAAGCAATATGAATAAAAATTAAGAAAGGAGTTAGTCTTATGAAGAGTGAGTATAAAGTAACAAGTTATCATCCAGAAACTACAGAGGAAGAAAAAGAAGAAATTTACGAACAGATAGCAAAGGTTTTCATAAGAATGGCTCAAAAGGATTTAAAAAGAAATGAAAATAAACAAAAGAGGTGAAAACAAATGAAAAGAAGTTGGAAAAATTTTAGAATAGACAAAAGCAAAGTCTATATGAGATTAGGACAAGCAGTAGCATATACATCAATGTGGTTAGCAGGAGTAACATTTTGTTACTGGATGTTCTTACAGGGAATGACATACTAGGAGGAAAAGATGACAAAAAAACGTGAAAAAGAATTAAAAAAATATGGAATAAGTAATCATGAAATTAAAGAAGCAAAAGAACAAAATAAAAAAGAACTAGTAGACCTACCAAAATCAAACTAGTTCATAGACACTTAAATAAACGAATCTATTTATATATTAGCACAAATAAATAGAAATGTCAAAGGAGAAAAGAATGTTAGAAAATAGAATGGTTGAAGATGACTATATAGAAACAAACAATGATTATGACAGTTATTTAGAACATTTATTAGAAAAAGATGATGAATATTATGAAGATGAAATTTATGAAAGGTTGAGTGAAAAATAATGCAAGATTTAATAATAGTAAAACAATTACCTCAGATTGAGGAACATTTGAAAGAGTTATCAATAGATGTAGATAAGAAAGTTGAATATGCAAAAAGTTTAATATGTACTGACGAAAATATAAAAACAATAAAACAAGTAAGAGCAGACTTAAATAAAGAATTTAAAGGAGTAGAACAACAAAGAAAACTAGTAAAAGAACAAATATTAGCACCTTATATGAAATTTGAAGATGTTTATAAGCAATATATATCAGATAAATATAAAAGTGCTGATAGTGATTTAAAGACAAAAATAGATTTAACTGAAAATGAATTTAAAGCTAAAAAAGAGCAAGAAATAAAAGATTACTTTGAAGAATATAAAATAGCAAATAATATTGATTTTATTACATATGGACAAGCAAGAATAAATGTAACATTATCAGCAAGTATGAAAAGCTTAAAAGAGCAAGCAAAACAATTTATAGACAAAATAACAGATGATTTAAAACTAATTGAAACACAAGAACATAAAGCAGAAATATTAGTTGAATATAAACAGACATTAAATGTAGCACAAGCAATAACAACGGTAACAAATAGATTTAAAGCCATAGAGGAAGAAAAGAAAAAAGAAGAACAAAAAGTAGTACACATTGAAATGAATGAAAATCACGAAATAACTAAAAAAAGTTATGAACAATTAGAAAGTATATTTAACAAACCGTTAGAACAACCAAAAGAAGAAAAAGAAGAAGTATTAACATTAAAATTTACAGTAAAAGGAACAAAAACAAAATTAAGAGCATTAAAAGAATTTTTAATAAATGGAGGTTACGAATATGAGTAATGAAATACAAAAAGCGAATAATGAATTAATGGTTAAATTTGATATTGATGGAAATGAAATTAAATTAACACCAAGTATAGTACAAGAATATATAGTAGGAACAGATGCAAAAATAACCAATCAAGAATTTAAGTTATTTACAGAACTTTGCAAGGTTAGAAAATTAAATCCATTTTTAAGAGAAGCTTATTTAATTAAATATAAAGCAGGAGTACCAGCACAATTAGTTGTAGGAAAAGATGCAATACTTAAAAGAGCTGTATTAAATTCAAATTATGATGGAATGGAAAGTGGAATTATAGTTCAAAAACCAGATGGAACAGTAGAAGAAAGACAAGGAACATTTAAGTTAGGAGATGAACAGCTTGTAGGTGGTTGGGCTAGAGTATTTAGAAAGGATTGGTCACACCCTACATATTCAAGTGTAAGCTTTAATGAAGTAGCACAAAAAACAGGACAAGGTCAATTAAATTCTAACTGGAATAATAAAGGTGCAACAATGGTAGAAAAAGTAGCAAAAGTAAGAGCATTAAGAGAAACATTTGTCGAAGATTTAGCAGGAATGTATGAAGCCGAGGAAATGCAACAAGAAATACAACAAGAGCCTATTGAAATACAAACAGAAACAGCAATAGAAGAACAAACAGAAGGAGCAAAAGAGGTATCAATGAATGAACTATAAGATTATATCAAGTTGTAGCACAGGAAATGCAACAATAATAAAAGACATAATTTTAATAGACTGCGGAGTTACTTTTAAAAGATTAGAGAAATATTATAAGCAATTAAAAATAGTTCTTCTTACGCACGTGCATTCAGATCACTTCAAGAAAGAAACAATTAAAAAATTAGCACAAGAAAGACCAACTCTAAGATTTGCTTGTTGTGAATGGCTATTAAAACCACTTCTAGAATGTGGAGTTGAAAGAAAGAATATAGACGTACTTCAAATTGGTACGAAATACGATTATAAGCTATTTAAAATTGTACCAATCAAATTATATCATGATGTGCCACAATGTGGCTATAGGGCGCTATTTGATGATTATAAAGTAATCTATATGACAGATACAAAAACAGTTGAGGGAATAAGTGCTAAAAATTATGACTTATATCTTGTTGAAGGTAATTATGATGAAGATGATATAGAAGAAAGAATAAAAGAAAAACAACAAGACTGCAAATATGTATATGAATTTAGAGCAAAAGAAAGTCATTTAAGTAAACAACAAGCAAGTGAATTTTTATTGAATAACATGGGAGAAAATTCAGAATATGTTTTAATGCATCAACATGTAGAAAGGTAAAAAAAATGGAATTTGAAAAATTATATATGTTCAACCCTTTTACAATTCAAAATGCAGATAGCAAACAAATAGCAGATACATATACGAAATTACAAAATGAATTAAAAGATAATCCTGATACTGGATTTGAAATATCAAAAAATATAGAAATATATGCAAATATGAATTACTTAATAGGAGAGATGGTAGCAAGAATACAACAAGAATATGACACATTAAAAACAGAAATTTCTATATCAGAAAACAAACAAATATATATGCAAAGAAAACAATGGCAAGAAACTAATAAAGAAAAAGCACCAGCAATGAGTTATTTTGAGGCAATGGCAAAAGAATATGTAAAAGAAGATAGCAAAAAATTAGCAGAATTAGGGGCTAGACTATTTAGATTTAAAAAGGCATATGAGAGCATAGACAGTAAACAAAATGCCTTAAAAAAGAAAATAGAGGCGATTAGGTATGAGATATAGCATATTAAATAATTTAGATAGATGTTTCTTTTGTGGTAGACCAAGACAATGTATACATGAAGTATATTTTGGAACAGCAAATAGACAAATATCAATAGAAAATGGTTTTTGTGTTGGACTATGTCATGCACATCACAACACAACAGAAACATCAGTACATTTTAATAAAGAAATGGATTTAGAATTAAAAAGAGTATATCAAAAAGAATATGAAAAAACTCATACAAGAGAAGAATTTATAAAATTAATAGGAAAAAGTTATTTATAAGACAACAGGGGCTAGACAGTAAACTAGCCCTTTATTATACGAAAGGAGAAGATATGGAAGGCTGGATAAGAATTTATAGACAAATTAAAAATAGTTGGATTTGGAAAGATAAAGAGCCTTTCGATAAACGAAGTGCTTGGATTGATTTATTATTATCAGTTAATCACAAGAGCAAAAAAATACCTTTTGAAAATGGTTTTATTGAAATAGAAAGAGGACAAACTTTAACATCAATAAAACAATTAGCAGAAAGGTGGAGATGGTCAAGACATAAAGTAAGTGATTATTTAAACCAACTAGAGCAGGACACTATGATAGTACAAGTTAGGGACACAAGAAAAACTCTTGTAAGTATTGTAAATTACAGCAAATATCAACCTATGTTAGAAAAAAAGGACATACTTGTGGACATAGTTCGGGGCAGACTTGGGACATACTAGGGACACAAACAATAATGATAATAATATTTATTTATATTTATTTAATAAATATAGCGAGCAAATCAAAGCAGAAAATGCAAGAAAAAAAATTTCAATAATATCAGATTGTAAAAATAGTAAAGAGTATTCTTTATTAACAGGTGAAGAACAAGATAAATTATTTATAGATTTAATGAGTATAGATAAAAGATTTAAGTAGAGGAAGTGATAAACAAATGATTACAGCAGAAACAAGGCAAATGAGTTTTAATGACATACAAGATAAAACAAAAATAAGATATATACAAATCTTAAATAGATTAGACAAGCCTAAAACAGCAAAAGAATTAGCAGTAGAATTATTTGATTTAGGATTTATACCAAGCACAGAAAGAAACTATACTGCACCAAGACTAACAGAATTAGAAAAAATGGGATATGTAAAAGCAATAGATAAAAAGAAATGTCAATATACTGGAAAGACAGTAGCAATATACGAGAGAACACAAGCAGGATTTGAAGTAATAAATTATCAGCATATTCCACATATTTGAGGAGATGATTGAATGATTGAAGAATGGAAAGATGCGATTAACTATAATGGATTGTATCAGGTTAGTAATTTAGGAAGAATAAGAAATACAAAGGAAAAAATAATTAAACAATATAAAGATCATAAAGGATATTTAATAACTCAACTTACTAATGGAAAAACTTCAAAAACTATTAGAGTACATAGGTTGATTGCAATGACTTTTATACCTAATATTAAAAATAAGGCACAAGTAAACCACATAAATTGTAATAAAGCAGACAATAGAATTGAAAATTTAGAATGGGTTACTAATAATGAAAATAAAATACATGCAAAACAACATGGTCTATGCAAATCATCAATTAAAGGTGAAAAAAACAAGAGAGCAAAAAGGGTTAATCAATATAATTTAGATGGAAAGCTAGTAAGAAAATGGAATTGCATGAATGATATAGCAAGAAGTTTTAATATTAAAACGGTATCAAATATATCAGCCTGTTGCAAACATAAAAAAATCGTAGACAAAAATGGTAAAACTTATTATTGTAGAACTGCTTATGGATACAAATGGGAATATGAGAAAGAGGCCTAGCCTATGAAACAAGTAGAAAAGAACACAATATGCTATTACTGTCTAGGTTGTAACAAACAAGAAAACGAAGATTATAAGCCAGTATTAAGATGCAAATATTTTGTACCAGGAATAAAAAATTGGCAAGAAAAGTTAAGAGAGGAGCTAAAGAAAAGTGAACAAATACAGAAATAAAAAAGCAATAGTAGATGACTACATCTTTGATAGCATTCAAGAAAGTAGAAGATACAAAGAACTAAAGCTATTACTAAAAGCAGGAGAAATAAGTAACTTAGAATTACAACCAAGATTTTTATTACAAGATAGTTTTAAGAAAAATGGCAAAACATACAAGAAGATACAATACATAGCGGATTTTAAGTACATAGAAAATGGTAAAACAATAGTGGAAGATGTAAAAGGAATGCAGACAGATGTATTCAAATTAAAACATAAAATATTTGAGAAGGTTTATCCTAATTTGGAATTAAGAATAATTAAATAGTAAAAGGAGATGGAAAAAATGCTATTAGGAATATTTATAGGAGCAATATTAGGAGTAATGACAATGTGTTTAGTATTTTGTGCGAAAGATAGGGAGGAAGAAAATGATAGAAGTAAATGAATATGTGAGAACAAAAAATGGAGTTATAGATAAAGTAGATGCTTTATATGGAATGATAGAAAATACAGTACATTTAGAAAATCAAAAATGGTTTGATACAAAAAACATAGTAAAACACAGCAAACAACTAATAGACTTAATAGAAGTTGGAGACTATGTAAATGGAAGGGAAGTAAAACATATTGCTATGTTTGAGGGATTTCCAGATTATCCAAAATTAATATTTGTTGATGAAACACATTTGATACCAGACGATACTTGTGAGAATGACGAAATACAAACAATACTAACAAAAGAAAGGTATATGGCTAATTGCTATAAAGTAGGAGGAGAAGATGAATAATTTACTATTTAGAAATGTTATATGCAAAGGATATTTACAGAGAAAAGAAACAAAACATGTATATAATTCAACAATAGACGATGAATATATAGAAGATGATGTTTCAATAACATTAAATCAAGGTGGTAGTTGTGAACAAGAAATTTATGAATTTGTAGAAAAAGAATTTGAAGGAATTTGTGTTGGAATATTTACTAAAAAGATAAAAAGAGAATATGTAGATTGTGTGAATGATGTAAATTATGAAGGATATAATCGAGAAGAACAGTTTATACATACGGAATTAAAAGAACCTATACAAGTAGCAAAAGTATTTTATGGAAATAACAAAAGTAAAATAGTTCCTATTGATAAAGTGTGGACATGGCAATCACCATTTTAAGGAGGAGAATAGATATGTTAAAAATAAGAGAACGGAGTAGATTTAAAAGAACTTGAAAAATTTGGTTTTGAAAAGTTAGATATTGGACTTAATGAACCATATGAAATATATACAAAATATATAAAACCATATTTCAGCATAGAGATAAGACCAGATGGAAGTATTGTTGCTAATAATGATGATACAAATGCAATTTTAAAAAAAGAATATATACAAGATTTAATCAAAGCAAATTTAGTGGTAAAGGAGTAAATAAGATATGTTTAATACTTATAATGCAGGAGATACAAATTTAAAAATAAATGCTTGTAGTGGTGGAATATATAAAACATATAAAGAAAGTTGGTTTGCACATTTAAGGTTAGATGGTTCAGCGATGGAAACAATGTTTAGACATTATAAATACGAATCAGATGAAAATATATATTATAGAGATGTAATAATACTTCAAATGATTTTAACAAGCAAAGAAGACTATGTTATAGTAGAATTAATAAAGAAAGAAGATTTTGAAAAATATTTTGAGAGGAGTAAATAAGATATGATAATAAATAAAAATAAAATAATATCCAACATAAAAGCACTTGATGATGAAACAAACGACATAAATTCAATTTTGGGGTATCAAGAGAGGGTAATAAAAGAAATTGTAAAAAAAGATGACGAATACACAAGGCAAGCTATAAAAGATTATTTTAGAAAAAAATATCCAAAAGAAAATTTAAGATTTGACTTTTTAGACGAAGAAATAGTTAATGAAGTTTTAGAGTTAGGAATAGCAGAATATCAAAAAAGACAAGCTTTAGGAGGTGTTTTAAATGAAAGAAAATAGTAGAGAAGATAGAGTTAATATATTAAAAATAGAATGTTATATTACAATAAATGATGAGAAAGAGCCAATCTTAAATATTGGTACAAGCTTTTCAAATATGATAAAAAGTGAAGAATTTAAGTATTATAATGATGAGTTACATAAAAATATTAGACCAGTTTTAAATGATTTAAAACAAATGTTACTAAACACATTAGAAATGGAGGAAGAATGAGAAATAGTATAGAAGAAGATATGAAAATATTAGAAGAAATAATAAAAGGAAACGAAGATTGTATTAATGCAATATACAGTCAAATGAAAGTAAAAAATGACAATGATGAAGATATACAATATTATAAAAAAGAAATACAAAGCATTAAAAATATAGTAAATAATTATTTAAAAGAAAAAGCAAGAGCAGATAAATTAGAAAAAGAATATAGTGCAATGTTAACAGAATCAGATGAAAATGAATGTGATTATAAAAAGTTACAAGAAGAATTTCAACAAGTAGACCATGAATGTGAAAGATTAGAAGAAAGAGAAGAAATATTAAATAAATATAAATTAGCGTTATTTATGGTTATAAGAAATTCTATGGTAATGCCACAAGGTATTAAATTAGGTAAAACAGATAAAGAAATCAATGAAATGTCTTATGAAACTATGTGTTCAGTATTAACTATGATTAATTATGACCAAGCAGAAAAATTTTATAAGGAGGGTAATGGTGGAAAATAGTAATGAAGAAGATATAAAAATGTTAGAAAAGTTAGATTATTTACTTGATGATGTGTATAGTACTGGATTAGTCAACGATGGGGAAAGAAACAAATATCAATACGCAATAGAGCATATTTTATCAGATTATAAAAGAGTATTAAAAGAGAATGAAGAACAAAAAAAGAATTAAAGCAAAAAAACAAGCAGATAGAAAGATATCAAAACATAATGATATGTTACATGTAATAGAGTGTGAGAACAAAGATAAAAAAATAGATTTAATGGCAGAACAATTAACAACACCAATTCATGATAAAAAGTAGGTTAAAGAATATTTTGAAAATAAAGCAAAAGAAAGAAGGTAAAGAAATATGAAAATGTATTGTAAGATAAAGAGACCAGATAATACAAAATATCAAATAGAAAAAGGAACAAAAGTGGTAATTCAAGAAAAAATAGATGGAAGTAATACTGCAATTTATAATGATAATGGAAAGATAAGATTATATAGCAGGTCTAATGAATTAACAGGAGAAGATGGATTAAATGGATTTGTTAAATATGCTAGGGAAAGAGAAAATAAAATACTAGAATATTTACCAAATGGATCTGTGTTATATGGTGAATGGCTAAACCAAGGTAAGATAAACTATAATTCACTAGCTAAACAAGGAAAAATAGAACCATACTATGCATTTGATTTGGTAAAAGAGATAGTAGATAAACCAACAGAAGATGAAGATTTTACAAGAATATTTGCAAGTATAGAAGAAATGAAAGATATATCAAATAAAATAGGATTTAAAACAGTACCAGAAATAGCAGTAGAAAATCTAACAAGTTATGTAGAGTTAAAAGAAAAATATGTAGATAATCAAAAATCTGCACTGGAAGGGACAGACTGTATAAGAGAAGGAATAGTAATAAAAACATTAGATGGAGAAAAAAGAATAAAAATAGTTGGAGATAAATTTCAAGAAGTGAAACATATAAAAAATTCAGAAACCAAAAGCCCATATGCTTTTTTAGATAAGTATATTACACCTATGAGAATATGCAAATTTTTAACACAAATAGGAATAGAAAATCCAAAGGCAGAAGATTATAGGGAAATATTTAAAAAATTAGATATAGTTGCTAATGATATTTTAGAAGAGGAAAAAGAACAAATATTAAAAGATATAGCAAGAATAATCAAAAAACAGGCTATTCCTAACATAAAAGAATATGTAGATAATAACTAAAAGTAGGTGATACAAATGACTAAAACAATAAAAAATCTATTAAAAGCAAAAGAATTAATAGAGAAAAAGATAAATTTAAACAATAATTTACTAGAGACAATAAAAGTATTAAGGCAAGATGAAAATAGCCTAAAAGACGAAAATGATGCTTATGAGATTGCATTAAAACTAATTAAGAAAAGGCTAAAAGAAGAATATAGAAGGTAGGAATACAAATGAATATATATGGAATATACGATATAAAGAATAATGAGCAATGTATGAGAGTAGGGACATTGCAAGAAGTGGTAAAGTTTTTAAATTTAACAGCAAGAGAAATGAGTAGAGCATTAAAGAAAAATAACACGGTAAGAAAACATTATAAAATATATTATTTATTTAATGAGGAGGTATACTAATGAGTAAATACATAAAAGAGGATGTTGAAATAATGCTAAGAAATCATAAAAAAAATGAGGCAAAATTAACAGAAGTGCAATTAAAAAAGGAAGGATATCAAGAACAATTATGTTATGCAGGAACAGTATATGAAGATACAGAAAATGAAATAATAGAAAATATGCAAGTAGCTGGACAAGCATATGATAGTATACATAGTAATACAAATAAAATATCTGATAAGGTATCAAATACAGTTGCTAATTATAAAAATGAATTAAACCATATAAATAAATTTGATAGACAGTATATAAATTCAAAAATTATAGAATGTGAAGCAGAAGAAAATATATTAAATAAAAAAATAGTAAGAGTTAAAAATTTATTAACTATACTTAGTGAAAAACAACGTTTTGTAATTAATAAATTTTATATAGACAGTGAAAAAGGAGATTGGAAAAGAGTTGCAAAAGAGTATGAAAATGAATTTCCAAAGTATTTGTCAATAAAACAATTGCAAAATATAAGAGATGTAGCTTTAAAGGACATGTTAGAGGTATTAAATACATAAAATTCGTTAAAATTTCGCTAAAATTTCGCATAAATTGTATTTAAAATTTCGTTTCTAATATTATATAATTATAATAGAAAAATTATAAAAAGTTGCAGATGGAAATATCAAACCCAATGCGACAAAAATTAAAAATAAAGCCCCTTATAATTTTTATTTAAGTTGAGAAGAATAGATGTTTTAAATGTCTATTCTTTTTATATTTGTATACTGTTGACATAATACAAAAAAGGTGATATAATATTAGCACAATCGTAAGATTGAATAATATTTTAAAGGAGTGCTTATTATGGCAGACAGACATTCGGAGACAGGAAGATATGATGGTAAGTACGGCGATACTACCGTAAGCTGGGAGAACGGCCAGAAGCAGGATGAATCATTTACGCAGTACAACGTTAAAGACGTTGATACGGGTGATCATTACTTCATTAACACCAGAACTGGTGCACAGGGAGCGGCTTTGGGCGATTATAGACCAGGACGTGACGGTAAGTAACAACAAAAAAGGAGAGAGATGAATGTCTCTCTCTTTTTATAGTATAAAAAATCTATTATTTAATAGGTTTATATAATCAAGAGAAATGTAAGTAGAAAATAAAGAGTAAGTACAAGCCCCTTTTTGTATTTGCTCTTTTTATTATGTTATGAAAGGAAGAAGGAAAATGGAATTAAAAGATACAGTAGAACTAATGAATAGTGAAGATTATAAAGAGAGATTTAAAGCAGAATATTTGCAAGCTAAAATAAGATACGACAAACTAGATGCAATGACTGTAAAATATGAAGCGGGAACATTAAACTTTACACCTAGTTGCCCATTAGAATTATTAAAAGAGCAAAAAAAATATATGGGAAACTATATAAGAACTCTTAGAATAAGAGCAGAAATTGAAAAAATAGATTTAAATTAGCTATTACCAGTATGCTAGGTAACTGATAATATAAAGTTTGTTATGTTTATTTGATATGGCAGACCTCCTTTCAAGTTATTTTTTTATATAAACTTTTACAGAACTTTCCTAGCAAGTTCTAATTAATATTTATAAATTGTATGCAGTGATATAAACAGTTGGAGAGGACTGTTAATCCTTTATTCAACAAACATAAATCTAATGTTTTAGAATACAAAAAGCGAAAGAGGCTTAAATGTATGGTTTTTCGTTGCAGGTATCATTTTACATACAGCCTCAATGAAATTCTAGATAAGTAATTGAGGTGGGGACATTTATATCATTGCATAGAGTTTATAAATAAAAAGGAGAAGTACATATGACTAATCAAGAAAGAATAAAAAAATACAAAGAAGAACACTGCTCAAGATGCAAAAATAAAACAAAGAACGATTGTGAAATAAGAGTTTTTCAAAATGGAGATGTAATATGTACAAAGTGTGTGTATTATGAGCGAGAAAATTAACTATGCAAATTGTATGCAAAGAAGATGCGATGAGTGCAAGCATTATGACTATTGTTTCAGATATAGACCAGAAAAGGAGAATGAAAATGTATTTGAAAGTAAAAGCAAAGAAAATAAAAAATTTGAGTGCAAAAATATCACAAGCCAAAAATAATTTGGTTGTAAATATATTAAATAAAAAAGGTTATGAATGTGATAGTTCACAAATAAGCCAAATAAAAGCAAATAGAAAATTAAATTCAGAACAGAGAAAAGTAATATTAGAAAATCAAAACGAAAAAGTATCAAAAAATGGAAGCTACTATGTATGGGAAGCAGATGTTATAGTAAAGACAGTAGACAAAGTAACAGGAAAAGAGGTATAAGACTATGTGGAACATATTTTTAGGAATAATATTAAGTTGTATAGGAGTAATAGCAATAGCATTTACTCTTTTTATTTTTGTTACAATAATAGATGTAATGATAAAACAATTTAAAAGAAAATAATTTTAATAAATTTTAATTAGGAAGGGGTGAACCAAGTGTTAAGTGAAAAACAAATGCAATGTATAAACTTAATGGTTATAGAAAATAAAACACAAAAACAAATAGCAAAAGAATTAAAAATAACAGAACAGACAATATGCAACTGGAAAAAAGATAAAGAATTTAAAAATGAAATAGAGAAAAATATAAAAGAAAATTTTGGTTCACTTGCAGTAGAAGCACAAAAGGAACTGAAGAAACTATTAAAATCAAATAACGAATATATAAAAATGCAAGCAGTAAAAGATATTCTTGATAGAGCAGGATATAAACCTACAGAAAGAATAAAGAATGAAGTAGAACCTTCTAAAAAATTTGCAGATATTTGCAAACAATTAGGTGGTGAAGGACTAAATGAATGACGAAGAAAAAGACTTTGAATTATCAGAAAAATATATTGACTTTTGCAATACAACTGAAAATGTTGATGTTGATATACTAGAAGGAACAACAGCCTCAGGAAAAACTACAATAGCAGCAGGCATTAAGTTTATGCGAATGATATCAGCATCTAACAAAAAAGAGCATATAATTGCAGCAAGAACAACAGGTGTCGCTGAAAAAAATATAATAAATCAAGATAATGGAATATTAGATATACACAAAAATGCTATATATTGTGGAAATGGAGATAAAGACCATAAGTTCCCACATATAAAATTCGAAAATAAAATTATATATGTATTAAGTTATAAAAATAAAGACCAATGGGAGAATGCACTAGGGGGACAATATGGTTGTGTGTACATAGATGAAGGTAATATAGCTGATATAGATTTTGTTAGAGAAATCTTAACAAGAAATGATTACTTGTGCATAACATTAAATCCAGATGATCCTAATTTACCTATTTATGATGAAGTAATAAATCATGCTAGACCATATAAGAAGTATGCTAATGACGTACCAATTGAAATAATGAAAGAACTAAACAAAGTTGAGCCAAAGAAAAATTATAGATATTGGTTTTTTACTTTTTATGATAACAAAGGTTTGACAGAAGAAGAAATAGAAAAGAAAAAAACAGTAGCACCAATAGGAACAAAGTTATATAAAAACAAAATACAAGGATTAAGAGGAAAAGCAACAGGACTATGCTTTAATTTACAACCTAAAAACATAATAACACTAGAAGAAGCAAAGAAAATGAAATTTAAGTTATTTTCTATTGGTTGTGATACATCATATTCAAAAGAAAGCCACGATAAGGTAACATTAGAAGGAATAGGTATAACAGCAGATAATAAATGTGTTTTATTGAAAGAAAGAACATTTAATAATAGAGATAGAACAATACCATTCGCACCATCCGATGTAGTTCAATGGATCGTTGAATTTATGGAAGAGTTCAAAAATGAATGGGGATTTGCAAGAACTTGTTTTATAGATAATGCAGACCAAGGAACAATAATGGAAGCAAACAAAGCAAAAAGGCAAAATGCTTTAGTATATAACTTTGAAAATGCATGGAAAAAGACAAAGATAATCACTAGAGTTCAACTACAAGAAAGTTGGTTGAATACTGGTGATTTTTTAATTGTTGAAACTTGTAAGGATTATATAGATGAGTGTAACAAGTATTCATTCGATGAAGATAACCAACCAGAAGATGGAAACGATCATAGTATAAATGGTTGTCAATATGCTTGGTTACCACACAAAAAGAAAATTGGTAATTGGGAAGTAATAAAGAAATTGATTAAAGATGAAAGCGAGGAATAAAAAAGAATGAAAGTAATGATTAGCCAACCTATGAGAGGCAAAACTAATGAACAGATAAGACAGGAAAGAGCTGAACTAGTACAAAAATTAGAAAATAAAGGATATGAAGTAGTAGATACAGTTTTTGAAAATGCACCAGCAGATGAGGATGTTGCAATTTATATGCTGTCTCAATCAATAAGATATATAGGAAAAGTGGATGGAATTGTCTTTATGAAAGGTTGGGAAAATGCAAGAGGTTGTAAAATAGAATACTATGTAGCTCAATATTATCACAAATTTATAGCAATGGAGGAATAAAATGGGAACAGTCAATGATAAAATAAAGAATGTAATACGAAATTGGTTAGAAATACAACCAAGTGTAGGAGATACAATAACAATACAAGAAACAAATACATTTGAAGGCAACTGTTTTAGAAATCTATTATGGTATAGAGGGGATGCATCAGAATTACATCAATACTATACACAAACTGATGACTTAATGGGAAATGCTAAGTTTTGGGCAGCACAAAGTACAACTGGTATAAATATTAGAAAAATACATACTGGGTTACCTGCTATGATAGTTGATATGTTAGCCGATATAATTGTTGATAGTTTTAACAAAATAGAAGTTAAAGGAAACAACGAAGCACAGGAAAACTGGAAAGAGATAGCAAAAGAAAATGACTTCAAAGAAACATTAAAGCAAGCAATAATTGATGTATTTGTTCAATGTGACGGTGCATTTAAAATAAGTTATGATACAGATATAAGTAAATATCCTATAATAGAGTTTTATTCTGGACAAGATGTTGATTATGAATATACAAGAGGAAGGATAACAGGAATAAACTTTAAAAATAAATACTACAAAAAAGATGCTTGCTATACTTTGTTTGAAAAGTATTCTAAAAATGGAATAAAATATGAATTATATAAAAATGACCAATTACTGAAAGATTATAATTCCATTCCAGAAACAGAAGACCTGAAAGAGCCAACAGATACTAAATTTATGATGGCTGTGCCTATGATGTTCAATAAATCAAAGAAATATAAAGGCAGAGGTCAAAGCATATTAGAAAAGAAATTAGATGCTTTTGATAGCTTCGATGAAGTATGGAGTAAATGGATCGATGCATTAAGAGATAACAGAACAATAACATATATTCCAGAAGATTTAATACCAACAAATGAAAATGGGGATTTGTTAAAACCTAATACATTTGATAATAGATATGCTAAAGTAGGAAGTACAACATCAGAAACAGAAAGTAGTAAAATCACAAGAGAAAAAGGAGACTTTGATTATGAAGGAATGCTACAGTCATATATAACAGCATTAGATTTGTGTTTACAAGGTTTAATAAGTCCTAGTACCCTTGGAATAGATGTAAAGAAACTTGATAATGCAGATGCACAAAGAGAAAAAGAAAAATCAACACAATATACAAGAGGAAAAGTAATAGATGTATTAGAAAAAGTTATTCCTAAGTTAGTTGAAATATGTTTAAAAACATATGATAAAGCACAGAAAAAAACAGCAGGTGAATATGAAGCAACGGTAGATTTTAAAGAATATGCTAATCCAAGCTTTGAAGCAACAGTAGAAACAGTATCAAAGGCTAGACCAGGTCAAAATGTAATGAGCATTGAAAAGACGGTAGATACAATGTATGGAGACAGTTTGACTAAAGAAGAAAAAGAGGAAGAAGTAAAAAGGCTAAAAGAAGAAGCAGGAATAATTGAAAAAGAAGAACCTAATATAATGAGTACATTAGAGTAGGTGATTAAATGCAAAATGAATATGATATAAAAAAAGTAATGGAAGAAATTGAATTACAATTGATTGCTTCTATGAAAAGAACATTATGGAGCCATAAAGAAGATGAAAAAGCAAAAGGATTTGATTGGCCACAATGGCAAACACTAAAAATAAAACAATTTGAAGATTATAAAAAGGCAAATAACAAGATATTTAACAATAATACAAAAGGTTTAAATAGGTATTTATATAAACATATAAAAAAACAATTCAAAGAAGGTGCTGGAAAAACTAATAAACAAGCAATACAGTTAGGAATTATAAGGAAAGATGATTCACAATTGGGTGGGTCTTTTTTTGGATTAAATCATAGAAAATTAGATGCACTAATAAAAAGCACAAAGTCGGATATGAATGATGTAAAATATGCAACTTTAAGAATGGCAAATGACCAATATAGACAAATAGTATATAAAGCTCAAGTATATGCTAATACAGGAGCAGGAACAGTAAAGCAAGCAATAGATATGGCATCAAAAGACTTCCTAGCAAGAGGATTTAATTGCATTGAATATAAAGATGGCTCAAGACATAATATAGCTGATTATTGTGATATGGCAATAAGAACAGCTAATAAAAGAGCAAACTTAATGGGCGAAGGTGAAATGCGAAAGAAGTTAGGCAATCCATTAGTATATATATCTAAACATGGTGGAGCTTGTGACCAATGTACTCCGTGGGAAGGAAGAGTATATATTGATGATGTATGGTCAGGTGGAAAAGTAGAAGATGGACAATATCCATTATTAAGTACAGCAATAGAAGGAGGATTATTTCACCCAAGATGTCAACATGGAGCAAGTACCTATTATGAAGGAATAAATGAAGAACCAGAAGAAGTAACACAAGCAAAACATAATCACAATAAAGAAGATAAATATGCACAATATTTACAACAAAAACAAAAGCAATATGAAAGATTAGCGATAGGTAGTTTATTACCTGAAAACGTATTAAATTACCAAAATAAAGCCAAAGAATTGCAAAATCAGATAGAAAGTAGTAAAATAGAAGATAATAGTAAATATACAGCTGAAACTTTAATAAACAAATTAGATATAGATATAAACGAATATAAACCATTTGGCAAATATGACCCATTTGAAAATAATATTCAAGAAAAAGTATCTAAATTGTTAGGTTATAATAAAAAGATAAATAAATTATCTAAAGAAAAATATGATAAAATAAATAGTAATGAAATTATAAGGGTAGTTAGTGGTAGAAGGGGAAAAACAGCTAGTGAAATTTATCATAACACGATAGATGGTAATATACAATATAGTGATAATACTAATAGTGGTTATGGTAGAGGAATTTACTTTGGTGATATATCAATAAAAAGTAGTATTATAAGCGATTATACTAAAAAAGATAGTAGAGTGATAACAGCTAAATTATCTGAAAATGCTAATATATTAAAATTTGATGACCAAATGCAATATTGTAAAGCAGTAGTGGATAGATTAAATAAAATACCTAAAAATTTACAGAAATTATATCAAAAAGAAACATCATTATTATTTATGATAGATAACATAGATGGTATTATGATAAAATCGAATAATTATTATTGTATTTATAATAGAGGAGTGTTGAATATATATGAGTAGTCAATTAGAACAGTATATCAATTTAGTAATAAGTACCTATACAATAACATCTTTATTAACAAAAGATAGTCAGAGCTATATGAAGATTATTAAATTATTAAATACATATAATAATATAGAAGAAATAGAAAAAAGCGATAATAAATTTATAAAAACCGCACTTGATGAAATATATGATAATAATTTATTATTAAAGAAATTAAAACAAATCAAAGAACAAAAAAATAAAAAATCTAAATAATTTATATTTTTCGACAAATTTTGACACGATTCTCTGACTAATAGTGCTATACTCTTTTTATAATATAAATAAAAGGAGGAATTATCATGGCAAGTCATGAAGAAAACGAAAAGAAACCAATTTATAAGAAATGGTGGTTTTGGGTATTAATTATAATTATTATTGTTGCGATAGCAGGTTCACAAGGTGGAAACAACACTACTCAAACAGGAACTGATTCAACAACAGAAACAAAACAAACTCAAGAAAAATTCACTTTAGTAGATAGTGAAGGAAGTTATGATGGTTTTGCATATTATGTAACAGGGACAATAAAAAATAATACAAATAAACAATACTCATATGTTCAAGTAACTTTTAATTTATATGATGCTGATGGTGCACAAATAGGTACAGCAATGTCAAATATCAACAATTTAGAAGAAAACGGAACTTGGAAATTTAAAGCACTTGGTGGAACAGAAAAAGCAGTAAGTTATAAATTGGCTGAAATAACAGGATGGTAATAATTAAATAAATAAAAATTTAAACACTTACAGAAATGTAGGTGTTTTTTATATGCAAGTTTAGTGTAACGGTAGCACAACAGTCTCCAAAACTGTTTGTAGTGGTTCAAATCCATTAACTTGTGCCATTTTTAGAATTAGAGCTTTTAAAAGGCTCTTTTTTAATTCAAAAAAATTATAGTCGACGGACTTTAAACGGGGGAGGTTCCGATATGGAAGACGAAAAAAATCAAAATAATGTAGATACTCAAACTACAACAGATAATGCTCAAAAAGAGCAAAAAACTGAAAACAAAAATGAGGGTGAGAAAGCTAAAAAACAAGTAGCCCAAAAAGGTGATGATGGTTCAATAGTTTTCAAAAATCAAGATGAGCTAGACGGATTTATTAGAAGAATGTATGCCAAAGGTGCTGAAAAAGCAGAGCAAGGTGAAACTTCTAAACAAGTTCAAGACACTCAAAACAAACAAGAAGACAAAGGACAAGAAGAACAAAAAGAGACTGCTCAAACAGACTATACTGACAAAATAGCACTTGCTATGGCCAAAGCAGGGGTTGATGTTAAGAAGGTTGAAAGAGCAGCAAGATTAGTTGATATGTCAAAAATTCTAGAAAACGGTGTATTAGATGCTAAAAAACTAGAGAACGAAATCAATGCAGTAATTTCTGAATTTCCTGAGTTAAAAATAGCAAAGGAAGAAGAAAAAGAAGAAAAAGGATTTAAATTCGGAGCAACACAGAGTAACTCTGATGAAAATCAAAAAAACAAAAAGCCTGTAGCCACAAAAAGATGGAACAGGTTTAATTCATTTTAGGAGGTAATTAATTATGGCATTAAATTATGCAGAGGTATGGTCTCCAGACCTATTAGAAATTATGGAGCAAGAATCTTTAACTTCACCATTCGTAACTACAGCAGTTAAATGGTTAAGTGCAAAAACATTTCATTTTACACAAATGAGTACAAGTGGTTATAAATCACACAGTAGACTAGGTGGATGGAACAAAGGAACATTTGCACAAACTGATGTACCTTTCACATTAACACACGATAGAGATATATCATTCTTGGTAGATAAAATAGATGTAGATGAAACAAATGAAACAGCATCTATTAAAAATATTTCAGAAGTATTCCACAAAACACAACAAATACCAGAAATGGATGCATACTTCTATTCTAAAGTTGCTACAGAAGCACAAAAATTAGATGGATATCATAGTTCAACAGCATTGTCTTCATATACAAAAGAAAATGTATATGGAAAATTAAAAGCAATGTTAAGTGCTGGAAAATTAAGAAGATATGTAGCAAAAGGTGCATTAATTGCATATGTAAATTCTACAATTATGGATTTATTAGAACAATCTACAGACTTTACAAGAAAAATAGAAATGACACAAATTGCAGAAGGTGGAATTGGAATAGAAACAAGAATTACAGATATTGATGGAGTAACACTGATAGAAGTAATTGATGATGAAAGATTCTATGATAAATTTGATTTTACTGATGGATTTGTACCAGTTAAGAAAGTAACAGCAGATTCAAGTAAAAATATAGAAGCTGTAACAGGTTCTCATAAAATCAACGTATTAATAGCATCACCATTAACTGTAAAAACAGTTCCTAAAATTGCAAGTATTTATTATTTTAATCCAGGTCAACACACAGAGGGAGATGGATATTTATATCAAGATAGAAGTTTATCTGATACGTTTGTTTTTCCAAACGGAAAGGATAATAAAATTGATAGCATATATGTTGATGTTGACACAACTGAATATGCTGGAGAATAGGAGGTTTCTATGTCAAAAATAAGAGTAGTAAAAGATAATGTGTTATTATCTATTGAGGAAGAAGAACTTACACAATATGAAGCTAGAGGTTATTCTAAATTAGGATCTACTAAAAAGGTAGTTTCCAAAGATTTAGAAAAAGAATTAAAAAAAATCACAAAAGTTAATGAAGAATTAACAGCAAAAATAACAAAAATTGAAGAAGAAAAGGCTGAATTAGCAAAAGTTAATGAAGAATTAACAGCAAAAATTGCAGAATTAGAAAAGAAAGTAAAATAAGAGGTGTTGCAAATGATAAATGTTTATGCAACAACAGAGGACTACTCAAAATATGGTTCTAAAGTATTAGAAAGTAAAGAAATAGAAAAATATTTAGAGTTAGCCTCAATAGATATTAACAGAGCGACATTAACAAGAATTGAAAGAAGAGGATTTAATAATTTAACAGCACAACAAAAAAATTTAATAATCAAAGCAATATGTTTACAAGCAGAATATATAAAAGAAGAAGGCTTATATGATGATAATAGTATATCTAGTTATTCTATAGGTGGAGACTTAACGGTAAATGAAAAGGAGTCACAAGATATGGCAGATAAACTTAAAATATCAAAATTAGCCTTTTTCTATTTAAAAAGAACAGGATTAACAAATAGGGTTATATGATAAAGAGGTTAAATCCAAAGCACTTGGAAAGATTATTAAATAATAAATGTGATGTAGTTATATATCAAGAAGGCTTATCAGAAGATGGTGAGCCTTTAACTTCTTTGAATTTAGAAAATCAAAAATGTAGATTTGTTGAAACAACTAAAATTATAATTAGTTCAGATGGAAGAAAGATTCAACTTGTGGGAAAAGTAATATTACTTGGAGATATAGCACCAACTATAAAGAAAATAAGTGGTGGACAAGTAATAATAAATAATATAGAATATGAAATTTATCAAGCAAGTAGACCTAGAAATCCAGATGGAACCGTTCATCATACAACATTGGAGTTGATTTAATATGAAAATAACGTATAATACTAAAAATATAAATGGATTATTAGAAAATGCAAGATTAGCATTGATAGATACTGCAGAAGCGGTAAAAACAGATTTAATTCAAAGTCAAACAATGCCATTTGATACTGGTACAATGCAAAATGATAGCACTTTTGTAGATGATAAAAAAGTTATAAAAGGCGTGGCTAGAATAGTTGTAGATACAGTATATGCAAGAAAGGTTTATTTCGACCCAGAAATACATATAAAACAAGGTAAAAATCCTAATGCAAAACAGTATTATTTTGATGATTATATTAGTGGAATCAAGAAAGATTTACCAATAAAATATTTTAAACAAATGTTAAAAAGGAGAAATGGATAATGATAGCAAGAATTAGTATATCTAAAATAAGAGATTATTTAAAAACTATTATTACAGAATGTCCGAAGTGGTATATAGGCCAAATGGATGAAAATCAAGATAAAGCAATTGCTTTATATGCTAATCGTAGACAATTAGAAGATAATTCTAAATATAAAAAATTGAAAAGTTATGGAATATTACCAATTACATTATTGTTAAGATGGACGAAAAATTATAATACGGCCGAAACAATGGCCGATAAGATTTATGAACTATTAGATTGTAGTTCTTTTTTTATTGATGATTATAATTGCTCAATTGAGTGTTTATATAATGGACCTATTGATTTAGGAGCCGATGAAAACAATACTTACAAGTTTTCAATAGAATTAAATTTATTATATAGAAAGGGTGAAAAATAATGGGAACAAAATCAGGAGTTTATCCAGTATATGAAAACCAATTCCAAGTTGGAGCTACTAAAGAAGCATTAACAGATATAGCAGATATGGAAAGCTTTTCAGTAAAATTAGATAATGGGGTAGAGGAATGGAATCCGCTTGACCAAAAAGGTTGGGTTAGAAGATTAATGACTTCTAAATCTGTTACAATTTCAATTTCTGGAAAAAGAAATTTTGGAGATACAGGAAACGATTATGTAGCAGGATTAGCATTAAAAAATGGCAGAGATGTAGAAGGATGTTTACAATGGACATTCCCAGATGGTGCAAAATTAGTATTTGAAAATGCAATATTCAATATAACAAACTGGGGAGCTGGAAAATCAACAGAAGTTATTCCACTAGAATTTGATGTTATGTCAAATGGAAAACCAACATATACAGAAGCAACAGGAGAGTAGGGGAATCCTACTCTTTAATTTTATATTTAGGAGGATTTTAATATGGCAAATTTAGATATTAGTTCAAAATTGAGTCATGAACCACAAACAATAACAATAGCTGAAGGAAAAACATATAAAGTAGATTGTAGTGCTGAAACAATGTTAAAAGCACAAGATATATTCAAGAAAGATAATAGCTTCGATGGGCTATTTCAAGCAATAGAATTATTATTAGGAAAAGAAGCAAGCAAAGAAATAAAAGATATGAAAGTAACAGTAAGTGATTTAAGTGTAATAATAATTGCAATTATGGCACAAGTAAATGAAATTCCTTATGAGGAAATGGAAAAACGATTTCAAAACAAATAATGAAACAGAATTATGGTACGATATGGAAGAAGACTGGCCTTTAATTGAGGCAAGTTTAGCAAAACAATATGGAATAAGAATAAGAAAAGAAGTAGACACAATGAGTTATGCAGAATTGTGTAATCTTATATCTGGTTTGATGTCAGATACACCACTGCGGAAATATTGTTCAAATCCGTAGTGAAGACGATGAAGAGATATTAAAGAATTTTACACAAGAACAAAAAAATATAAGATGGAAATATAGAAATAAATTAGCAAAGAAAATGAGCAAAGAAGATTATGAAAAAGTTATTACAGAATTTCAAAAAGCATTCAAGGAAATGGCTGGTGATAACAAATGATAGAAGTAAGATGCCCTAACTGTGGGCAGCTTTTAATAAAAGTTGAACAATGTAAGGGCGAAATAAAATGTATACGATGTAAGAAAACAATAAAAATTAATATAGATGAAAAAGACAGAGTGAGCAACACGACCATTAATGGTGAGTAGTTAGCCAATACCTGCTTTTACCTTAAAAGAAGGGAGGAGTAGGATTATGAGCACAAATGTAGGATCAGTTGATTTTGAATTATTATTAAATTCAAATCCATTTAATAAAGGATTAAAAGATACAACAAATAAAATAAAAAGTTCAGGAATAGAAAATTCATTAAGGAAAATTGGTAAATTAGCGGTAGCAGCATTTTCGATTAAAACAATAGTGAATTTTGGAAAAGAATGTATTGAGCTAGGTTCTGATTTGGCGGAAGTACAAAATGTTGTTGATGTTACTTTTGGAAGTTTAAATACAGAGGTAAATAAATTTGCTGAAAATGCAATTACTCAATTTGGTTTGGGACAAACTGTAACAAAAAAATATGTTGGTACATTTGGAGCAATGGCAAAAGCATTTAACTTTTCTAATAAAGAAGCTCTAGCAATGTCAGAAACTTTAACAGGACTTACTGGAGATGTTGCATCATTTTACAATTTATCAAGTGACGAAGCATATACAAAATTAAAATCAGTATTTACTGGCGAAACAGAAACTTTAAAAGATTTAGGTGTTGTAATGACACAAAATGCATTGGATCAATATGCATTAGCTAATGGTTATGGAAAAACTACATCTAAAATGTCTGAACAAGAAAAAGTAGCGTTAAGATATAAATTTGTATTAGAAAAATTAAATATAGCAAATGGAGATTTTGCAAGAACAAGTGATAGTTGGGCCAACCAAACAAGAGTGTTAAGCTTAAGATTTAATGAATTAAAAGCAACCTTAGGTCAAGGATTTATTAATATATTTACACCTATTGTAAAAGGAATAAATTGGGTTTTATCTAAGTTACAAGTATTAGCTAATGCCTTTAAATCATTTACAGAAATGATTTTTGGAAACGCAGGGGGAGATGATAGTTCTAATGTAGTTTCAGACTTAGCTTCTGATGCGTCTAAAGCTAGTGATTCGATAAGCGGAATTGGTGATAGTGCTAAAAAATCTGCTAAAAGTTTAAAGAGCTTGGCTTCATTTGATACTGCTCAAATATTAAAAAAAGATGATAGTGATAGTTCTTCTAGCGGAAGTGGTGCAGGAGGAATAGGAGATTTTAACTTTGGAGATACTGCAAATTCAGCTATGGAACAAGCTAATGCACAAATGGACAAATTTATAGGCAAAGCTAAAGAATTAATATCTATTTTTAAACAAGGATTTTCAGAAGGATTTGGAAATTTTGATTTTTCAAGTATTACAAATTCTATTGAAGGTATAAAAAGAAATTTATCTGATATATTTACATCACCAGAAGTATTAAATGCCTCAAACAATTGGGTAAATACAGTTGCTTTGAATTTAGGAAGACTTACTGGTAGTGTAGCTAGTATAGGTATAACAATAGCAGATAATTTATTAGACGGATTTAACTTATTTCTAGAACAAAATAAATGGGATTTACAAGGGCACATTGTTAGATTGTTTGATTTATCATCTCAAACTGCCGAAATAAAAGGTAAATTTACAATAACAGTTGCTGATATATTTAGTGTATTTAGGGGTGATACCGCAAAACAAATAACAGCAAATTTGATGGCAATTTTTACAGATAGTTTTTTAGGAATTGAAGAAATAGGATGGCAAGCAGGTAACGATATTTTATATATGATTACTGAGCCTATAAATGAAAATAAAGACTTAATAGAGCAAACATTAGAGGGGATTTTACAACCAATTAGTTCTGTACTAGGAACAATAAAACAAGGAATACAAGATACATTTGCTAAGTTTTGGGAAGTATATGATACATATATTAAACCAGCAGTAGAAAATATAAAAAATGGTTTTTCAAGTATTTTAGAGACTGTATTAAAAGTTTGGGATGAAAATATAAAACCTATATTGGATGAATGGGCTCAAAAGTTTGATGAATTATGGAAACAACATATTCAACCTATGGTAAATGGTTTTCTTGAATTTATTGGAAGATTAATAAATGGATTGTCGGAAATTTGGAATACTTTGTTAGTGCCAATTATTAATTGGATAATAGAAAATGTAGTACCTGTGCTAAGTCCAATTTTTGAAACAATTGGAAATTTGTTCATGGATGTATTTGCTATAATATCAGATGTTTTAAATGGAATATGGAAAGTCTTAGGAGGACTAATTGATTTTATAGTAGGAGTATTTACAGGAGATTGGAATAAAGCTTGGGAAGGAATAAAATCAATATTTAACGGAATATGGACAAGCATTAAAGGGATATTTGAAGGAATATGGAATGCTATAAAAGATATTGTTACTGTAGCAATAAATAGTGTTAAAAATGTAATATCAAATGTTTTTAATGGTATAAAAAATACTATTTCAAACATTTGGAATGGCATTGTAACTACAATATCTAATGTATGGAATACCATTACGTTAAAAGTAAAAGAGGGAGTACAAGGTGCATGGAATGCAATTACATCAGTTTTTGGAGGCATAGCAAATTGGTTTAAAAATGTATTTAGCAATGCTTGGCAAGCTGTCAAAAATGTATTTAGTACAGGAGGCAGAATATTTGATGGGATAAAAGAAGGAATACTAAGTGGACTGAAATCCATAGTAAATGCAATTATAGGTGGAATAAATAAGGTTATATCTATACCATTTAATGGAATAAATTCCGCTTTACGTGCAATAAGAGGGGTTAATATAATGGGAATCCAACCTTTTAGTTGGATTAATACTATTGGGGTACCACAAATTCCAATGCTTGCACAAGGAGGCTACGTTAAAGCTAATACACCTCAATTAGCTATGATAGGGGATAATAGACATCAAGGAGAAGTTGTAGCACCAGAAGATAAATTAATGTCATTATACAAAAAAGCTAATCAAGAAATGGGATTAGGAAACAATGAAAAAGTGATACAATTACTTGAAAAAATAATACAAATATTGGTTAATTTGAGCCTTGATTTTAATTTCTATATTGATGGATATGAGTTAAATAAAAGACTTGAAAAAATAAAAAACAAAAATAGATTTGCAACGAATGGAGGCTAAATATGTATGAACCAAAATTAATAGTAAAAAATATAGAGATACCGGGAATAATAGATATAATTCCAGGCCCGGAGCCTCTATGGGGAGAAAATACGGGTAGAAATGCATTAGATGGACATTACAGTGGCACTTTTATTGGGTATTTTACAACATTGGAGGTAAAATTTGGGAAAGTAACAGATGAACAATATAATTTGATAAAAACATTACTTGAACATCCTTTTTTAGAGGGTGTTCAATTTTCTTTGGAAAAGGACATGGGAAATTATAAACAGGGAGAATTATATAAAGAATCTTTTTACAATGGACAAGCTATAAAATCTAGTCCGTTGGCATGTGGAGGATATTGGGAAGAGTTTTCAGTTGTTTTAACAGCAATAGACAGGAGGCCACAATTAATATGAATGAAGTTAATAATGATTTTAAATTGCAAACCAAGACAATAAGACAGCAAAATATAAAGTTAACAATGAATGAAAAAAAATATAACATTAAAAAAATTGTTTATGGGTTTGAAGGAAAATTATTTAAAACTATAATGAAACAGATAGAGATAACAGATAAAACAGCAAGTGAACTAAAAGATAAAGATGTAAATTTTCAATATGGATTATATATTAACGACGATTTTCAGTATGTAGATTTGGGGAATTTTTATATAAAAGATATGGAGGACAGTAAGAAAAAAGAAGAAATAACAGTAACAGGATATGATCGAATGATTAGATTTATGAAAACGTTTAAACAGACTGAACTGCAGCTATCATATCCCTGTAAAATAGTTCAATTAGTTCAAAAAATGTGCAGTATTTGTAAAGTAGATTTATATTCGGTTAATTTTTTTAATTCAGATTTAATAATAAATGAAGATTTTTTCTCAACGCAGGAAGTAACATATAGAGATGTATTAGAAAAGATAGCTCAAGCAACATTAACAACTGTTTTTATAAAAGAAAATAAATTATATTTTTGTAAACCTAGTAATGTTGTAGTACAACAATTAGATAAATCATATTTGTCTGATTTAGTTATAAAAGAAAAGTTCGGGCCAGTAAATTCTTTAGTATTGGGGCGAGGTAGCGTTGAAGATAATATAGAAGCAAAAGATGATGAAAGTATTGCAAAAAATGGAAGATGTGAGATAAGATTTGATGAAAATGAATTAATTGAATATCAAAGAGAAAAAGTAATAGATAATATGTTTGAACAAATAAAAGGATTAGAATATTATTCTTATGAAGCTTCAGATTTGGGAGTTATGTGGCTTGAACCTTGTGATTGTATAGAACTTGGAGATAGAAATGAAAAATTTTATAAATCATATTATTTGAAGGCTAATATAACAATTAATACAGGAATAACAAGTAATACAGAAGCAGAAATAACAGAAGATTCAAATACAGAATATAAAGTAACTTCAAAAGAAGAAAAAAAGACATTAAAAGTGGAAAGATTAGCTAAAAAAAACGAGGGAGTAATACAAGATCTAGTACAGGAATCATCAGAACATGAAGAAAAAATAACAAAACATGAGCAAGACATAGATACAATAAAAGATCAAGTATCAAGTGTTACAGATTATAAAAGAGAAGTAGAAGGAATTACAGAAATACACTTAGAAAATGCAAGCAAGGCACAAGTATTGATATTAAAAATTGAAGGAAATCAAAAGTATGAAAGCAATTTGTTTCCTTCCGACGAATTGTTTCCAAGTGATAATTTATATCCTAACCAGGAGGTGTTATAGATGATATATAAAATAATAATAGACAAGCAAAGTAGAACTAATCCTTCAGCAGATAGAAAGACATATTTAATTGATACAGATGAACTAAGAACAAATGGAAAAATAAGTGATAGTATAGAAATAGAAAAGGAAAATGCATATGTTATAAGACGATTACAATTATCAGAATATCATGTTTTAACACCGCTAAAAACTCCAATAAAGCAAAAACTAAATATACAAGTAGAACTTTTTGAAGGCGAAAATTATATATACCTAATTGATATGGTTGGAAATAAGATATATGCAGAATATATAATAAAAAATGACTTTAATGATATATTTGCTACGAAGGTTGAAATGAATAGTGCAATAAATCAATCAACACGAGGTATTGAATTAAGTGTAAATCAAAAATTTGAAAGCTATTCAACAACAGCAGAAATGAATGCGGCAATAAATGTAAAATCAGAAGAAATAACAAGCGAAGTAAATAAAAAAGTAGGTAAAACAGAAGTTGGAACATATATTCAACAAAATACAGAAGCGGTAAAGGTTGCATGGAACCAAATAAGTGAATTTATTCAAATGATGATATTAAATGGTAATGCAAGTCTAGCAATATTAGATAATAACAAAAAAGTTTTAATGTCATTAGATAAACTAGGACAACACTTCCATGAGAGTGGAACAAAGTTTGGAGAAATGGGAGTAAAAACGCAAGACGACAACAAATATATTGCATTTTCAGTAGACAGTGAGTATAATACCAAAATAAAAAATGGTATGGCTTGGGGAGTAGTAACAACAAGTGATGGAAAATTTTGGCCAATTTTATACATAAAAGATTTTGCTATGCCACCTAAAAATTCAGGAGGTTGCACAGGACAACTTGTATTAAGTGGATGTGATTTGGTTTTAGATTCATCAAATGCTGGAATAATTTCAAATGGTGTAAAAATACAAGCAGATGCTATGCCTGGTATATTTTTTAATGATGAGAAAACAAATTCGATGTTGTTTTATATTATGCCTGCAACTACTACTTCAAATGCATCAATGGGAATATTAGATAATATACAATTTTATAAAAATCAAGCTGGATCAGATTCATTTAAAATTGGAACAGGAAATTCATATGTATTAGTTACAGATGAGGGAGATTTATCAGCATGTGGAGGAAATATATTTTTTGGTACAGAAAGTAACAAGGTAGATTTCATACTATTTCCAAATGTACTTGCCAATATCTATGGAGATTTAAGTGTAAGTGGAAATGTATATGCTAATAACATTTCATCAGATAGAAGAATAAAGAAAAATATAAAAAAATGTTCTCAGAGTGCTTTAGAAATAATAAAAAAGATTAAACATAAACAATTTGATAAAGAAGATGATGGAAAACATTATGATATAGGTTATATAGCACAAGAGATGGAAATGTTAGACCCTAATTTTGTAATTATACGTCCCCAAAAAGACAACATTGAGGAAAGGTATTATATTAACGAATTACCAATAATTGCTACAGCAACTAAAGCAATCCAAGAACAACAAGAAATGATAGAACAATTGCAGGAAAAAGATAAACAAAAAGATAAGGAAATAGATAAACTTATAAAAAGAATAGAAACTCTTGAAAAGGAGGCAAGAAATGGAAATAATTGAGTTTAAAGGAGCAACAAAAGTAAAGAATGCATATGTAGAAATAGAGGGAACGCAATACGAAGTGGTGCCGGCAGAATATAGTGGAGAGACACCATTAACACCTTATAATATAAACAGAATGCAAGAAAATTTGCTTACACACATTTACCAACTAAAAATAACATCTAATATAAATGCAGGAGCAGAAGTAACATTACCTTGTTATTATCAAGTTGGACAAGAAGTATTAGATGTATACTTAGACACCGAAAGACTAGCATTAAGTAGTGATGATGCTGGAACAGATGGACATTATAGAGAAATAGGAGATGCAGATAGTATAAGCAATAAAATAAAGACAACAACAGATTGGCAGTTAGAAACAGGAGATATTTTAACATTAGTAGTAAGGGGGGAATATAATGCTAACACTTAAAAATTTAATTAAGAAAATTGAAAACAAAATAGATTTTCCAGATGGAAAAAATATTTTATATACTTCTTCAGGGTATACAAATAAATATATTAAATTATTTGATGTAAATATGAAAACTGTATTTAAGACGGCTACGATAATTTTTAAAATTACATCAACTCAACAGTATGATTTTGATGATATATATAGTTTGCAAATTAATAGACAAGATTCTACCAATTTTAAAGTTAAATTTAAAAGAATAAACCAATTAAACCCAGAAGGAGTTGACATTTCAGATAATATTATAATAGTAGAAAGCAATTGTATATTTTCTGTTTGTTTTAAATTGCCAGGTGGTTCACGTACTCCTAATGTTCAAATAATATCAGCACAAAGATTTAATTCAGATATAATATTTGGCAATGGTGAAATTTTAGATTCTTTACCTTCAGGTACACAATACAAAATTGAAAAGTGGAAGGATTTACCATTGGCCACAGGAATAACAGTTGATAAGATTGCTAAAAAAGCTATTTATAAGAAAGAAAATGGAATTGTTACAATTGTAGGAGGAGTGTCAGGAATTACTAAGGCAGGAACAACAATAGCACAACTTCCAGAAGGGTATAGACCGGCAACCCAAATATATTTTGAGGGATTTTGCTCTGGGGTTAGATATTGTAGGTGGATAATAACTCCGGCTGGAGGAATTATGTTAGAATGGGTCTCAGATAATACATATACATCTGCTTGGTACAACTTAAATTGCACATTTATAGCAAATTAAATATAAAGGAGAAAAATATATGACTAAAATAAATCATGTAAGCCTTGGGGCTGTACACACACACACACACACACACACACACACACACACTTATAGTTTTATAAAAAGAAAAGAGGTGTTAATATGATACCTCAAATAAAAGGCGTAAAAAAAGAAATAAACAATTTAAAAGAACAAATAGAGAACGAAGATACTGGGTGGATTAATGGAACTTTAAATACTGGAATAATACTTTCTTCTAATAGTGGATTTCAATATGGAAATGGTATACAAGCAAGAATAATAAATGGAGTACTATTTGTTAGAGTTTCAGTAAGCAAGTCTACAGGGTATTTTGCAGCAGCAGATAAGGAAGTAACTATAGGGAGCTTACCTAATATTACAGGATATGATTTAAAAACTCTTTTGAAAGGAAAAAATTATATAAGAGCAGGAGCCTTTGGAACAGAAACATCACAAGGCTTTTTACAGGTAGCTGATGGCAATGTTACTGTTCGTATTATTAATGGAAATGCTTATTGGTTAACTGGAATATTATCAATTCCATTAAACTAAAAATGTAAATTTCTCGAAAGGAGGAAGAAAATGCAAGAGACAGAAGTTGTTGAAAGATTAGTAGAAAATGAGCAACGTTCAAAATCAAATTCTAAAAGATTAGATAGTATTGAAAATAAAGTTGAAAACATATATGATTTAACGCTAAGTGTGCGAGAAATAGCAACAGAAATGAAGGCAATGAGAGAAGACCAAAACAAAATGAATGAACGCCTAAAAATAATTGAAGAAAAACCAGCAAAAGAATATGAAGAAACTAAAAAGCAAATAAAAAGCAAAGTAGTTTCTTTTTTTGTTGGAATTATATTAACAGCAATAGCGTTTATCTTAGGATTAAGTAAATTTGTATAGGAGGGGAAGATAATGAAAAAATTTAAAATAATAGTATCATCAATATTAATGTGCATTATATTGTTTGTTGTATTTGTTTTTAGCGATGATAAAGAATTACAAAAAGATGTAGTAGAAAAAATGACAGATACAATAGTAGACATTGCAACAAATGAAAGTACAACAGAAATATTAAGTTTAACTGCAGAAGATGAACAAATACTAGAAGTACAAGAAACAACAGAAAATGAAGCATTTAAAGAGCAAGGACAAGTTGCATATGAAGGTGCAGAAAAAACACCATATATACAATTAGAAGATTATGCTGGACTAACATATTTCTCACAAATAGATAATAGATGGAAAAGTAAAATGTATTCTAGTGTAGGAGATAGCACACAAACAATAGGCACAAGTGGTTGTGGACCTACAAGTGCAGCAATGGTTGTGTCAAGTATAAAAGGAACAATAACTCCAGCTAAAATGGCAGACTTATATGTAAAATATGGTTATAGAAGTGCAAATCAAGGTACATATTGGAGTGCATTTAAATGGACAGCAGATGTATTTGATATAGGTTATAGTGAATGCTATAAATTAGATGATGTGATTTCAAAATTAAAAGATAACAATTATATAATAGCAAGTTGTAATCAGGGATTATTTACATATGGTGGACATTTTATAGTTCTAACAGGAATAGAAGGCAATTACATGAAAATATATGATCCATATTTGTATAATGGAAAATTTGAAGTTTCAAGTAGAAGAGGATTGGCAACAGTAAGCGGAAATACAGTATATGTGTCAATAGATAATTTTAGAGAATATGCAAATTACCAAAAATTCTTCTGCTTTAAAAATGATAGAATACAGATAAAAGAAAACACAACTACACCTGTTATAATAAATGATAATTCATCTACAGTGTCTAGTATAAATTACCAAGTTAAAATTATAGCAAATGGTGGTTTAAATATAAGAGCTGGAGCAAGTGTGAATTATAATAGAGTTGGTGGTTATACTAAAAATTTTATAGTAACAATATTAGCAGAAAGTAATGGCTGGGGAAAAACAGATAAAGGTTGGATTTCATTAGTTTATACAAGCAGATATACAGCAGCTGCAAAAAATGCAACAATTCAAAAATATACAACAGGTACATATAAGGTTAATTGTAGTAAATTAAATGTAAGGACAGGACCAAGTACAAAATATAGAATTAAACCATTAAAGGAATTAACAAGAAGTGCAAGAAATCAAGGTGGATATGTAAGAGGAGTGAAATGTACAGTTACAAAAGTAATAGGAAACTGGGGATTAACTCCAAGTGGTTATATTTGTTTAGATTATTGTACAAAAATAAGATAGATATTTAGAGCTAGATTAGATTAATTTCTAGTCTAGCTTTTTTAATATAAAAAAAGAAATAGTTGTTGGTAATAACTATTTCCTTTTCATTTCCGTATAGGATTATTTATATTATTTATACTATTATAATATTATTTTCTTGTTTTGTCAACATTTAAAGTATCTATTAATGCTTTTTGTAGTATTTGAGAAAAGTTAACATTTTCTTTTTCAGCTATGGTATTTAACCAAGCAGGAATAGATAAAGTTTTTTTAACAGATTTATTTTCGTATTTTCTCTTGTGTTCTTCTAAATCAACAGAAACGAAAGATACAATTTGATTTTCCTCTAATTTTAATGATTTAATATTTGTAGTACATTCTGGGTATTCATTCAAATCTTCTAAGAATAATCCCATAGCTTCCTTGGCATTTTCCATGGCTTCTGCTAAAGTTTTTCCGTCACTAAAACAACCTTTTAAGTCAACAAATTCAACCCAGTATTCATTATCTTCCAAAGTAAAAATAGCAGGGTAAGTTAATAATATTTGTTTTTTCATAATTACACCTCTTTATATTATAGTATGCACATTCAGGTAGGACTTATTCAAGTCCCGCCTGTTTCAATAGTTTTTTTAATAAGCCTTTTGGTAAATCTCTATTATGCATTGGAATAATTACATCTATGTAACCGTTCTTTTCTTAACCTTAAGTGTGAACCTTCTTGCTTAACTTCATACCAACCGATTTCTTTTCAAAAGCCTTACCAATTCCTTAGGTGTCATACTCATAATATAAATAATCCTCCTTTCTTAAAATCTAAATTAATTATATACTATACGTTACGTATTGTCAATGCTTTTTTAGAAAAAATTTAAAAATATGAAAAATGGCTTAAAATCAAGGCATATAAGTACTTGACTAAAAAATAAAAAGGGCTTAAAAACGATTTTGAGACGTCACTTTTTGGCTAGTTTCTAGTAAAAAATAAGATAATAAATGTTTTGAAGTGATAAACATAAAAATAGATTTTCGACTACTTTCGACACAACAATTTAACATAATATGTTATAATAGTAAAGGGGGATGAATATGAAAGAAGCATATACACAATCTCTACAAATGATTAAAGTATTAAATATAAAAAGTGAAAAAGAATACAGAAAGTTATTAAAATACTTTTTAATACTATCAGCAGAAAGTATGAAAGTAATGTCAAGAACGAAAAGATTTAGCAAAGTAATAAAGAAAGCAAAAGAAGTCTAAAAGGCTTCTTTTACTTTTGCATAAAAAATATTAAAAATGTAGATGCTAACATTGAGGTGTTTTTATGATCAATTATTATAAAAAAAGCTTAAAAGAATTAAAAGAATATGTAAGAAAAAATAAGAAAATTACAAGGGAAGAATGGGATGAATATGCTCATAATAATTGCTTGTTTAGTGCGTTTACAATAGCATGTCATAAAGATGCATACAGTTTTAAAGAATTAATTAGAAAAATGAAAAGAAGTATTTTCATATAAGAAAACGGAACTTTTCCACCATAGTGGACAAAATGTATGTTATAAGAAAAAATGAACATACTAAAACTTGAGGTGGAAAAGGTTGAGGATAGAGATATTATTGAAAGAAATACGAATAGAAAAACGGTTACAGTTTGTTCCAGTTATCAAAAATAACTGGAATATCAAGTTCACATTTAAATTATATAGAAAAGAACGAAAAAGAACCTAGTTTAAGTATGGCTGTAAGAATAGCACAAGCATTAAATGTAAAAGTAGATGAATTATACAAAATAATACCATAAAAGGTATTATTTTTTTGTATAAGAAATAGCCGCGTTTATAAAATTTCCACCATAGTGGACAAGAATTAGTATATCAATATTACAGAAGCTTCTAGAAATAAATGTAGGAGGATATGTAATGGAAGATGTAGTATTAAATGAAATAATAAAAGAGCTAAATTGGAAAGAGAGGATTGTAGTAAAAATATTCAGAAAAACTTTTTATAAAATGTACAGATTGGGAATGATGGATTGCTTTAATTATTACAATAAATAATATGTTATTTTGAGTTTAATAATGATACAAATAGAATGGAAACATATTATAGGAGAGAAGCAGAGCCCATGCCATATAATACAAATGGGACGCTTAGAGTAAGAGAATTTAGAGGTTCAAGTAAAAGTAATATTTTATGGACTACAAAAAGGTGTATGCAAAGTTGGAATAGTCAACGATATATATATGGAAGGCCTATTCCTGTCGGATTTGCTTTTAAGAGGCCATATGAGGGAGGACATGGAAACCAAAGTCAACATTATGCAGGTGTTGCATTTGATGTTGGTCAAACATTAAGTACAGCTGAAAGAACAAGATTATGGAATTCGGCAAATAATTCCGGAGTATGGGCATATGTTGAGCCAATATCACAAACACCTACATGGGTACATTTTGATAAAAGATTTGGAAAGCCAGCATGTTCTACAGGTGGATTTATGCAATTAAAAAGAGGAAGCATAAGTAATTATGTATGTATTGCACAAGATGATTTAAATACACTTGGATTTAGGACTAATGGGCTTGACCGGAATATTTGGAGCAGCAACTCAAAATGCAGTAAAAAATTATCAAACATCAAGAGGGTTAGCATCAGATGGAATAGTTGGCTGTAACACTTGGAGATCATTGCAAGAAGAGGTAGTTGGAACAGGGGCAACAAGCACAACTATAAACTAAATTATAGTTTAAAAGTAAATTTAAAAGAATAATAAAAGGAATAAATTAAAATAATTTATTCCTTTTTTATAAGTTTATTTAATTTCTGTAATTAATTTTTATAATTAATATTAAAAATTAAAGCTAACCCAAATTTTTACTAGCATCTTTTTTCTGTAGTTTAATAAGTTGTTTAACCATAGTATCTATAATTTCTTTATTATAATCATTTAATTGCAAATAATTTTCTAAAAAACTATTATCAACAAAATCATTTAAACTTGAAGAATTACATTCGATAATATCATTAAATAAAAAATCAGAATTGATGTTTAATGCTTGGCAAAGGTTAACTATGGTAGTTGCGCTACCAAATGCCACTCCACGTTCTAATTGACTAATATATCTTGCAGAAAGAGATAGCTTTTCGGCAAGTTGTTCTTGAGTGTAGTCTGTTTTAGATCTTGCAAGTTTAATTCTCTTACCAATTTTTTTTCTTAGTACTTTTTCAGTATCATTCATAATTAACCTCCTTAAATAATATAAAAAAGTATAACAATCCAAAGTTAAAAATAACACGAACTAATAATGTAAAACAATACCAAAAGTAACACTAATAATACTAAAAACGTGCAGATTTTGGAAATTAATGAGTAACTATTGACAAATTTAATAGATTTAAGTATAATATCATAGTGTTAGCAAAAAACTTTGTTAACCATGCGGAAAATCCCGAGTATACATAGACGTATATCTGGAAGGAGGGGAATTAA